ATCGCTGAACAGCAGATAGCCCGCTGCAACTGTTCCCAAGGTAACAGCCAAGCCGACAGGCCCGCCCAGCACTGAAAGCAACCCGGCACCAGCGCGTGCCGCGCGCGAACCAGCGGCAGCACTTGCGGCTTGAGCCGCCGCATGCACGCGAGTGGCTTGAATATCGGCCAGCCGTGTCAGGCGCAATCGGCTGAGAGCGGCGGTGTGCAGGTCAGTAGAGCGTGTCGCCTGAGCATGTGCCTGCGCAGCGGTCAATTCTGCAGCCGCATGCCGGGCAGCCATGGTCGACGCATCAAGATGTGCCCGCGTGCGGGCCATTTCGGCAGCATGGGCGGTGCGCACAGCAGCGATTTGCACATAGAGGGTCTTGACCATTTCCGCTGACTTGAGCGTGGCGTAGCCAATCCCTAATCCAGCCGCAGCGCTGGCGAGCAGGTTCATGTTATCGGCGGCCGAGCCTATGACGCGAGATAACAACTGAGTGGTGCCCGTCGCACCGTCAACATCACCGACCCATTTTTGAAAAGCGTTTGACAACCCGTTCATGGAACCGCTGATGGAATTGGGCATGGCAGCAAACTCTTGCTGCAATACACCGAGCTGGCTCAGTAGCGCCGGCAAAACCTTGTCCACAGTGAGTAAGCCGTCATCAGCAAGAACTTTAAGTTCAGCGCTGGTTATTCCTAACCCCGCCGCCAAAGCGGATAGAACTCGCGCGCCATCGGCGCCCACTGCTTTGAAATCTTCGCCACTTAAAACACCACGCGCCAACGCCCGCGAAAATTGGCCCATGGCAAGAGACGCTTCAGTCGCACCTGCCCCAGACAACTGAGTGCCGATAACCAGCGCCTCGGTCAGTTTGAGGATATCGCCGGTGGCGAAGCCGTAGTCCCGCATGGAACCCGCCGCCTGACTGAACACGTTGGTGTTTTCACTAAACACTGAGCCGGTTTTCTGGCTGATATCGAAAAGTGTTTTTTGCGTAGCCGCTAAATCGCTGCCGGTAACGGATGCCTGCTTGAGGCGTGCATTGATTTGAACCCAGGCGTCGGCCTGCTTATGCAGCTCCGACACCTTAAAAGAAGCCGCAATGGCCTGTGCGTAACGACCAGAGCTACGCGCCAATGCATCCAACGCGTTAGTTTGCGCACTAATAGCTGCCTGCTGAGAACGCCAACTGGCTATCGCCTGTAAATTTCCATCACTGATCACACGCAGATAACGCTGCGCAGCGATGGTTGCCCGCTCTACTTCCCGTTGATAGGCACGTGTTTCCGCAGTGGCATTGAGGGCCAACGAACGGAGCTTGTTTCCTTCCATATTGTTTCTCCGGCCCAAGGGCAACGTTTCGACGATTACGAATGAAGTCAAACGTAGAAACCTGTCAAGGCGTTAATTTCTCTAGTGCCATAAAACATTGAGAATACGCAGCACTGCCAAACTCATTTACGACTTCCTTTTCAATTTCCTCATCATGCACCCGAGGATATTTAAAGGCTCGTATGACGTAAAACTTTGAAAGCTTTGAAATAGTGATATCTTCACTACTTTCAGACGTCTTCATCATCTGAGACATTTCCAACCCATACTGGCGACTCCTCATAATGCTCTTCGCCAGATTTGAATGTGCCTCACATACTTCATGTATGCTATCGTCTGCTTGCGCAAGCCCCGGCAAGAACAGGATCATAGCAACAACAAAGCGAACACAGGGATTCGTAATAAAGTTACCCATTTGAGTGGTAACACTGTAGAAACATCTGATTCCCAAAGCGGACCTCTGCTTCTTTTTTCATTGCCGCATCATAAACAAGAGGAAAATTATACGCGTCAACCACATACTTGCGCGCAAAATACCGCACACGCTCCACGACCTCCCTTTCACCCTCACCAGCAACATATTCTTCTGTTTTTTTGATGAGTTCAGACTTTTCAGTTCCGGACTGCCGTAGCTTCATGATAAGCCGTGCAGTCGAGGAAATATCATGACAGAAGTTATCAGGCAGTTTGGCCGCCTGTACCCCTCCAATTAGACACAACACAAAACCCGAGGCGACATAAGGCCGCAAATCACGCAGAACAAAATTCAAAGAGGCAACCCTTCCATAATATACACACTCGATTTACTGCATCGGCGCCGTTGTCAACGAACCGTCACGGAGCTTAACGAAAAGAAGCGTATATTAGCCACCATCATCCTCCAGCCCTACCCATCAAATACCGCTTAAACATCTCTTCACCTTGATCAATCTCCAACTCCTCAACGCTCTTCAACTCTTGCTGACCTCGCCATTTAGGCATCAAATCCAGCGCAGTCACTTTTGCACCCTGCGCTTGAAACGCTGACGCAGCGACAATAGAAGCCTGGATATCACCACGAACGTCGCCCAGTGGGGATTCGCGGTCATAGGCCATCCACAGTAATAACTCTTCTGCGCTCATACACTCGCGCAACTGCTGCACTGTCATCCCGAGCCGGAGGGCCAGAGTTAGCAGGAATGCTAACTCTGGCTCCTCCGTCAGGCGTTTCCCGCTGCTGTTACCGGGTCAGGCGAATCAGCGCCTACCTCAACGCCACTGAGCTCAAATGCCTTGCAGACCAGTCGATCGTGTACCGGGCTGAAAGCCTTGCTGATTTCTTCGATGTCATCGTCACTAAAGACTCGCTGGCCGATGGGATCGAATAAAGTCCGCCCCATCACGAACGCATAAAGGGAGGCGGAAGAAATATCGCCATTCAGCACTTCAGGTTCCACCTCGGCGCCGGCCGCGCTGACATTCGAGCGACCCTCTTGCACCAACGCCAAAGCACGCCGCCGATACTCGACCCAGTCACCGGCACTCAAAGCCCGCACGATGACTTTTGCGTCGGACCACTCGGCAACCGAGACAAGTTCGTGCTTGAAATTAAGCAGCGGATCAAGCGCAAGCGTTCGGATGCTGGAGCTATTACTTTTGGCCATCGTCGCCACCCGCAGACGGCGTTGGTAATGGCGCCACAGCGGCGATATCAAACGAAACAGAACCGGTGATTCGAACGTTGAATGTACCGTTCACGGTACCATTCGGTGCGGCGTCCCAAGTGAATTGAGTGACCAACCCCAAGAAACTCGATTTGCTTCCATCGATGAATTCGGCCTTGAATGCGCGCGGATTGCCATCATCGCGAGCAGCACGCAGGACCATCTGCGCCTCATCATCGGCCTTCCAGTTGCCACTCATGCTGAATGTGCCGTTGTCAGCGAGGCCGACAGTAAATTCCTTGGCCTCACTGGCCAGTGTCGTCACTTCGATCTCATCCGACTGCCCGCCCTGGAATTGCGGCTGTTTGATGGTCACCGACAGGTCTGCCCAAACCAGCTTTGAATCAGTCGGGTCAAGCGTGGTCATTTTGGAGACTGCAAGCCGAGTGCCTTGGGTTTTAACAAACTTAGCCTTTGTAGCTTCTTGTCCAGCCATTCGAAGTTGTCCTTACACGGTTACTGAATTTCAAGTCAGGAAAATCTTTTACTGGTCGCCTCAGGCCCGCACAACCTCAATTGAGGAATCTGTGGTGAATATCTAGCGAACCCAAGGTCAACACAAAGCAAACGCAGAGTTCAATGAAAAAACAAACATGCAGATACAAACCGCCCGGCTCCCCAACACAAATCACAAAGGGTAAAACAGTAAATATTTACCACCTCACGCTTTTGAATTAGATCATCGTTGACAACCAGCACCTCACGCCCAATGACTGCCAACGAGCGCAAACATGAACGCTAAAGACTCTGGCGTTACCACCTTGGTAACGCGCGAATCAGACACCACTGAAATGCTTTACCGCATGTTCGGCGAGGTGCTGGTCCCACTGGACAAGGTTAGAACTCATTATTTCCGAAATCTGAATGAGCAAACCTTTCTGACTGAAATCACCAGCGGCCGAATCCGCCTGCCAATCACCACCCTGGACACAAGCCGCAAAGCAATTAAATACATACACATTCGCCATGTCGCGCTACTCATTGAAACACGTGCAGACAAAGCGGCAGACAAATCTTCCAGCCATGCTACCTCGATCGATTAACCCTCTGGAGTGGCGCTCGGAAGAGCGCCACCTAGGGATAAAGCGTTCACACTTCTTTTTTATCGGACGCTTTCAGCTTCTCCAAACAATAAGGCGCAGCCTGTTTCATTTCATCGTCACGATGCAAAGTGTAATCGGCACCGAAATAATAATTTACCCTCAGCACTAGCACCTGATCGTTC